TTCTGGTATTCAGCGCGGACTGTTATATTATTAGTATCGCGTAACGAAGCGCCATCGTTAACAGTTATAAGTCCATCCGCGTTTATGGATACTCCTTCGGGCGCATTTACAAGAGAAAATAATACATCCTGCAGTACCGCGTTCCATTGAAACAGCCTGGCTTGAATTGTTAAAGGTAAAAGCCCGGCAAGAACGTTGCCGTTACTGTCAGTTTCAAGCGTTATGTTTTGCGGTGTAAGGCTAAGCCAGACAGGGGTGATATCATCTGTACCGCGTTCCGCTTTTATTCTGACAGGCAGTCCCCATTCTCCTGTGTCAACAGCTTCAGCGATTTTTGTAGACTGCCAGACAGAGCGGAAAGTCTGCGCCTGATACCATCCGTTATTCTGTCCGTTACCTGCAGGCCGCGCGGGCTCATCTTCGCTGTCATTAAAGACCGCAAAAAGCCTCCAGCGGTTTGAATTTACGACTCCTGAATCAACCGCGCCCGAAACAGGAGTAATTTTATTTTCAAATGCTGGTAAAATAAAATCAGGCTTATCAACATTAAAAATTTCCGGGCTGTACTCCACACACGCCAGGGAGGCTGTCAAATTGGCGCCGGGCTGAATATCTGTAATAATAAGGTCGATAACTTCATATCCCCTGACGCCGAACGCGTAAATATCACCGGCTTTGGGAACATCGATTTCATCTAACGGATTACTAAAAAGAATTATATTTTGAGGCTCATAATAAACATTATCTTCATCAACGGCAAACATGTCGCCGATGAACGGCTCATAAAGTTCCCCGCCTTCACCTGGATAATAAGTTATGGATTTTTCACGCCGTATACCCGGATTAAAAACAACATCTTTTATAATAATTGTACTGTCCGATTTACGTATTCTTACAGCGTACTGTTTACCCGGTTCCATAACCACAGGTTCGTCGGTATCAATACCGGCGCAAAGGCCTTCAAAAAAGATTATACCTTTTATTCTGCCCTGGACGGATCCTGTAAGAGCGATATCTCCGGCATAATTAACGCGATCACCTTTATTGCACAAAAGATACTCGATATCAACGTCTATATTATGTATGAACGGGCGGTTTTTAATGCAAGCGTAATTGTACATGCCAATCCGCCGCGCCTGTATATCATCTGTAATTCCCCACAGGTCAACTTTTTGAATTGTTTCCGCCGGTTTATCCTGCGGGTTACCGTCAGGCGTATTATAAACAGGTAATTCATTATGAGCGAAACCCGCGTTTTCATCGATGTAGCGTAACGAAATGGCATCGGGGACATCGGCGCTGAACATGGTAACGCTGTAGTTTACTGTATTTTTTGGAGTAAACAACTGTACCGGCGATGGACGCTCAATATCCTGAACAACAGATATCTTAGAATCGATACGCAGAATATCCGCACGGGCAGTCTTGCCAATCATTCGCATTAGTTCGGCGATTGTAACGGATTCGGAAAGGTATGCGTTACACGTATAGTTATGATCTTCACACCACGCGTAAAAAGCCTCTATGGACAGCCAGTCAACATCATCGGGATCAACTGTCTGCTGGGCAGCTCTGCCTCGCAGGGCGTAAAGAAGGGCCGCCGCCGGATTGCGTGTCTGCATTGTGTTAAGCCAGTAAAGCGGCCCGGAGCCGTTAGGTGAATGAACAGGTAACTTTGATGTTGCAACATAATTAAAACTGTCGATTACTCCGTTGATTTTCGCCGTAGCCATAACACGAAGCGCGATAATTGTTAAATCTTTTTGCCGCTCTGTTCGTATCGGGCGGTTTGATTTAATCGATCTGATAGAACCAACGTATACCTGGTCGATTACCTTACTATCGCTGGAATCTTCTGTTACGCGCACAATTTTTATAGTGTATTGTCCGGGTGCAAGGCCGGACTTTGTTACCTGGTAACGTTTTGTTCTAAGTTCCGCTAAAGAAATTTCGTTTGTTGTATCATTGAAAAAACCTAAAGACTGGTACTGTGAATCGTCGCTGTCCGCGGGCTTATAAAACGCCGCCGCTTCAACTGACGCGTAACCAAGGTTGCCCTCACTGTCGTAACTACCCATCCCGTTATGAAAAAAGATATCAACATTAATTTTGTCAGTATTATCCGGCGTTGTACGGATTACAGCTCCGGAGATACTGCCGCCTGCGCTGTCGATCTGGTTTTGCAGCGGCGCGTTAATTACATCCTCATGGACGCAGTTGGGGTAAATATTTGACACTTCGCCGTTTTGCAGTATTTCAATTCTTATAACAGGATCAGCGCCTGAAAGAATTTGGGTTATGCTGCCCGTATGCGACAATTCAATCAGAGGCGTTTCACCTAACTTAAAACTGCCGTTATCGATTATATAATCCTTGTAACCGCCGCAAAACAGCTGGGTATAATACTGTTGGTTATCGATAATTTCAGTGTGCGGATTAGCGGCCAAATCCGGGTATATTCGGTGACGGCCGAACAGGACAGGTATTCTGCCGTGCGGGCGCGGCTGATTTTTACCGCCGCGTACTGAAGGATCGTTTTCAGGTTTTTCGCGATCTGACAGAGTGGGAATGTCTATATTTAAAAGGACGGTACCGCCAGAAATCATGCCGATACCTGCGCCTATAAGCGCCGAGCCAAAGAAAGCGCCAATGCCAGTCCATGAAGTAGCTACACCAACAATAATTCCAACGACCGCAAGAGCCCAACCGCCTATTTTCATTCCTATTCCCGTTTCTTCAGTGCCGTATGGAACAAATTTAATTGTAAGCGTATCACCGTCCTGCGCCATTATAGAAAAATCTTTTATTATTTCCCCGTTACGGCAAACGCGGGCCTGCGATAATGGGAATCCTGAATTAATATTATTTATAATATCTTTAATCTGCCCGGAACCGGATTCAAGTACAGTACGCTCACTTGTAACAGGATTTAAACATGCGATAATTTTAACAGACATAATAATACCCCTCTATGCGTCCCCTAAGGCCCGGATGCGTCTCACGCTGGCAGACGCTTCCTGTTTTTATACCTGTATGCAGAATGTAACCGCCGCCCGCGGTGATTCCGATATGGGCCGCAACGCCGTGTTCTGTAATAATAACAACAGCTTTTTCCTGCGCTGCGGATAATTTAACAGACGCCAGCACCGGAATATTTTCCGCGAACAGCTTCGCTGTCTCTTTAATGTTTTGCGCGTCTTTATAGTCATCTGACAGCTGCGGCAACTCGATGTCGTATTCGTTATGCAAAACTAAACGCACAAGCCCGTAACAGTCACAGCCTTCAATTGTTCTGCCGTTTGATACAAAAGGTATTCCTATATATTTTTTTACCCAGTCATACATCAGAAAAATAATCCCTCGAAATCCTGCGGCGTATAAGTGTCTTTGGGGAACTTACGATCGTTTAAATAAAAATCGTATAATTCACCCTCAACAGTTTCCTTATTTGCGCGTACATTTCTTAATTTGTATTTAAGCGGCCCGCGCTCATACACATCCGGAGTGTCGGACATAATAACGCAGACAGAAATTGTTATATCCTGCCCTGCGGCTTTTTTTATTTCCGAAAAAATAGCCAGGTCTGTGTTGTCAATCGCGAGACGGCACGGACGCGGAGCGTTATCTGTCTGTTCAGGCAGAATGATTGTAAATCCGGCCGCGATAAATTCCTTGCCGCGGGAAGTTATGTGCTGGTTATTATCCACAAAGCGTAACAGTACGCCGCCTGATGTTTCGATGGTTAACAGGTGTAAAAATACTTTTTCAGTTTCAGGCGCAAGGACTGCTTCTGCCGCATTTTGTGATAATTTACTCATAAACGCTCCAATGGCAGAGTTACTTCAAACAAACCGCCAATCTCTGTAATGGTGTAATCTTCAGTGAACCTGAATTCCGCAAGCTGATTTGAAATAGGATCGATATAATTAAACCGCAGCACTCCGTCGGCAATTTCAGTGTGGTAAAATTGTTCAAATAAAGCTAATTCATCTTCATCAAATCTTTGTTTACCTAAAAATTTGACGGTCCTTGCGGTATAACGCCGGCGCGCTTTTTTCGGCCCTGCGTCCATCGTTGTGCGTATAACGTTACTCTGCGGCTGTATACTTAACCCCTCCGCAAGGAAATCGGCCGGTAACAATTCAGGCCAAAAAATTTCCGCCATTACACACCTGCCGCCCGAAGACCGTAACGTCCGCCAAGTGCGCGATCCGCCTTGCCTGACAAAATGTGCCGGTTCATCGCGTCTCCTATAATTACATCAACCTGTCTGCTTCCGTCCGCGCCTTCGCTCTCTTCCTTCCTGACTTCCGCTCCTGAATAATTTAAAACATTAATAACTACATTTGCACTGCTTCCCGCTGTTTGAACGCCCAGGTTGCCGTTAGGCATTCGCGTTAGCGGCATAATCGCTTCTGGTCCCGCTTCGCCCATAAGACCGAAACCGCCGCCATGCGCAAAATATGTCGGTGTGCTTACAATCTGATTTGTAAACGCTCCGCCTGCGGCATAAGCGCGCGCTGCCTGCCCGTATTCGTCAAATACTCCGCCGTGCGCGTGTTCAGTCGCTCCATCAACATAACCGGAAATGATCGCGGTTGATCCCGCTGCAGCAATAAACCCAAGCCCTAACGCCCACTGTCCGTTGGCTATTAACTGTAAACCCGCCTGCAGAAACATCATGGGCAGTTGTTTTAATATTTGTTCCCCCATCGCCGCAAGAGCTTGGCCCATGGATTCGACTGCATCCTCTCCCTGACCTAAAGCGCGCCCGAATTCCTCAAAACCAGATAATGCCGCAGAGATAGAAAGTTCAGCTAACTGCGTTGAAAGATCAGCTATAATAACAGCGGCGCTATCACTGAATGATTCAAGGCTAAGCATCCCGCGCAATAAATTATCTGAAAGTTCTTCCTGCCAGTTTTTAACAGATTCCCGCGCTTCTTCGAGTGTTGCTGTATCAATTTCAATTTTGTAATACAAAATAGTATCTTCACGCATCTGATCAGAGCGCGCCCTGATAGCAGCGATAATTTGCTCTGAATCTTCCGCGGCCGCTATTCGCTTTGCTTCAAGCTCGTCAACGGCTTCCAGAGCTGCTAATCTCTCGTGTTTTATATCATCGATTCTTGTTCTTGTAAGCCCTCTTTGGATTCGTCCTATTTCATCCGCAAGCTCTCTTTGTACACGCGCCTCTTCTTCAGCAAGCTGTTTGATAACTTCGCTGCGCTGCGCGTTGTAATATTCATCTATTTCATCATGAGTTTTTTGGTTTAATTCTTTTAGATAATTTGCTCTGGCATCAGCATGTTTTTTAATCCGTTCCTGTTCAATTCTGTGAAATGGATCATTAGCCTGATCTGCCTGAAACTGTTTATACACTTCAGCCCATGCCGTTTTCCAATCCGCGGCAATTTTATTAATATCAACCTGATTATTAAGCTTTGCCAGTTCTTCGTTGAGGCCCCGTACAATTTCCTGTAACCGCTGGCGGTCATTTACACTAAGATCGGAACCGGCAAGATACCTATTAGCAACAGCTAATCGCTCGTTTATCTTTTGAATTTTTGCTGCTTGTGTATTATCAAATATTTGATCGATCCAGCTTGTGCGCCGACTGCTTTGTGTATCCAGAGCTGCTTCTAAACTTTTACTGGCATTATTAAGCTGTTCCCTTTCTGTAGAAATAAGGTCGCTAAAATATCTGGCTCTTGTAATGTCGCCTTTTCTGTAACTTTCTTCTGCCTGTCGTGCAAAGGTAGTTATATTTTCAGATAACGCTTTTATTTCTGAATTTATAAATTCAATCTGCCTGCTTATTTGTGTATCTGACATGCCTGATAAAGCATCATTGAACGCGTGTATCGCATTGGTAGTAGAGTTTATCGCATCAGTCTGTTTTTTCTGCTGATACGCGGCATTTTCCGCTTCGCGCTTTGATTTCTGTAACTCGGATGTATAAACCGTATATCCGGCAGCTAGAGCCGCGACAGCTATCGTCGACGCCAATACAACCGGACTTAAAGCTCCAATGGCAAAATTCAATTTCATTTGCGCTGCAAACGCGATTGTAGCCTGTACTGCCTTCGCGGCCAGCAGCCCTGTAAGCGTAATTAACGCTCCTGCAAATATACCTTTAGCTATAGGACTTTCATTTATAGCGTTTGTTATATCTGTCAGGGCTCCAACAACCGCAATTGCCGCCGGAAGCATCATCTCCCCGAAAGATGCAGCTAACGAATTTACCGCCTCGTTTAATCCCTCCTGCATGGCTGTTAAACTTCTTGACGCAAGTTCCATGCCGCCGAAATACTGCCCTCCTGCGGATGTTAAATCGTCTAACGCTCTTGAAAAATCCGCAAAACTGATCTTTCCGTTGCTGGACATTTCAAGAATTTCAGATTCTGTTTTATTAAAGTTATTAGCAAGCGCTTCAAGGATCGGAACGCCCTGATTTAAATATGTATTCAACACCTGCATATCGGCCTTGCCCTTGGCGGCAGCGATTGAAAAAGCGTGTATATAACTTGTCAGCCTTTGTGAATTGCCCTGTGAAAGATCGCCGAATTTAGTCAGCTGGTTTTGAAGATCCTGAAGCGGCACCTTGGCTGATATTAAAACATTTGTTGCCTGGGTAAGGGTATCGAGATCAAATGGCGTCACATCGTTGAACGCTTTAATCTCGTTAAAAAGCCCTGCACCTGCCTGCATGTCGCCTAACAATATGCCGAACTGGTTTCTTGCTGTCTGGAAGTTATCCGCTGTTTGGAGTGCGAAGGTTCCCATGTCTTTAATTACTGAAAGCGCTTTAACCGCCGTAACAACTTCAGCCAGACTTCCGATAGCGCGTTTAATGTCGCCTATACTTGTTACAGTATCCCTGGCGGCTTTTTCCGAATCTTTAAAAGATTTATTAAGCGCCTCTCCGTTGCCCTTCGCGTACTTACCCGCTTCATCGGCAAGACCCTTCATATCGCCCTTGAGCGCGGACACTATCCGTGCGGCTTCTTCCGCTGCGATGCGTATCTGTAACTCAAGGGTTTTATCTGACATATTTCCTGCGATCCTCTTCCTCTTGCCGTTTTGCTTCGCGCTCTTCCTCGTCTGCTTTCCACCGCTCAACTTTTAAAACAGCTAAGGCCTGTGTTATCCATTGCGGCTGTTCGGCCCAGCCGCCCGCAAACGGAAGGCAGCCAAGGTTTTCACACATGTAAAAAACATCAAGCGCGGCGTAAAATTCCTCATTGATATACAAAGGCGCTTCGCTTAACAGAATAAAAACATCATCCCCGCGTTCATCCTTAACCCGCGTATTCCAGGGCAGGTCGCGCCCCGGACGCAGGTTTATATTATGCTTACCGGCGCGGTATACCCGGTAAGCAATTTTCAGTTTTTTTCATTAATTATTGATTCATCCAGAATGTGATCAAACTCTTTGACGATCTCTTTAAGGAGAGGCTCAAAAACAAGCGGCGCTTCAATCAAATTTTGCGCGCTTATAATTTTTGTTTCAGCGCCATCGCCTTCGCCGTAAGAACAATTGGAGATAGAGATAAGCATTTCTTTTAACGTCGCAAGCTCATCCTTTTCTATGATTATCTCCATTCCGGTGATACGACCGTCCGGGCCTGAAAGAGCTTTCGCGTTGGGCTTACTGCGGCAGCGGTTTTTTATTGCAAGCGTAGGCTGCCGGTAACGGACAGTAATCTGGTCAGTTACGGGGAGTTCTTTGTTTCTGTTGAAGTTAGGTGTAAATACACCTTCTTTTGATATTGGAAATTTCATGTTTTTCTTATGCCTCCTGCGCTTCCAGTGAATAAAACACAGGATCCATTCCTGTGAGCCTGCCTGACGCGTCATAAGACTGCGCGCTGCCCGATTGCCCGCCAAGCCTTGCGTTGTAAAGATAAATTTGACAGAACACAAAATCATCTGCTTCACCTGCAGTCGCCGCTTTGTTAACATAACCGAGCATGTAAAGGGCGCGGTTAGCCTCGTCGCTTACCGTGTAGTTGCCGTCTTTATCCTGTACAACAAGTTTCATGTTGCGGTTGATAATACCGCCGGGCCTATCGGACTCGCCTACTGTGAAAATTGACGACAGAGATAACTGCGCGTCCTTTTTACCAAGGCGGTACTTGCGGAATTTGTCGTTAAGCCGCGTAACATCGATCTCCGCCTGGGTGATTCCAAGCGACCAGCTCGACGCGTCCGCGACATGCATGAGGGCAAGCACTTTGAACTTATCGCCTTCCTTTGGCACTTCACTTCCCAGCGCCGGATATAAATCTCCCCTTACAAGACCTTCCGGAAAAATTGAATCCGGGCCGATTGCTGTAATGACACACATTATCCGGTTTACGCCGTTTGATTCCGGCGCAAATCCTGTGATCTCCGCGATTGTTGCAGCATCGTCGCCTTCGTATTCGGTATTTCCGGCATCGCCTGTAAAGATCATGCTGTCATCGCCAATAAGGACTTTTTGTTGTCTGTCCATAATTACTCTCCCTGTTTTGCCGGTGTTCCGGCCGATGTTTTATTATCCGCGCCGGGCGCTGGACCCGCCGCTCCGTGTTTAGACGCTGCGCCTTTTGTCTGCACGTCTTTGACCTTTCGGGTTTTCCCGTTTTTGGTCTCATATTTAGTTGTGTGAATACCCATTAATTTTCTCCTTGTGGAATTGTAATAATTACTATTCGATCATCCTGCACATCCTGTACTGCAATCGAATCAGGCGAATCTATAAAACTGTCTTCTTCGCTCACCTGCTGAATAATGCGGCTGTTTGGTATGCGCCAGCCGTCCTTGGTTTCAAGGCGCAAGCCAGGCAACATGAGATATTTATCTATCGCCTCTATCGCTTCAAGGGCTTGTTTAAGCCCTGTCATGCTTTCCGCGGTGCCTGCTACCGTTACGCGCACACGCAATGTTCTGCTTGACCTTGCGGCCGGCGGTAACAGCTGGACAAAAGTTTTAAGAAGACTTACTTTTATCACAACGCCTTTTTCGTTTACAGATGACGGCGTTACTATGACCTTGGTATGAAAACTTTTCCCACATATGTTTCTTTCAAGCTGTTTCGCGAAAGCGTTTAATGCTTCAAAGCTGTTCAAGCGCACTTCCAACCTCCTTCATAATTAATTGCATGTCACGTTCGTTTAGATAGAAAAACCTGCGGGCAGGAATTTCAACTGATTTTTTCAGATAAAAAATAATATGCGATCTGTACACAAGTTCGCCTTTTTCGTTGCGCGTCCTGCGTTTTTCCCGGTAGCAAACAACTCTTTTATCTTTCATAAAAAAAACAGTATATCCTGCCGCTTTTAATCCGTTTAAAACATCAGTTGCGCTGTAACCATATTTCCGCTGCAACTGCCTTGTACCTGCCGCAGGTATCCATAGCCACTTGGCTTTCTTTGGCCGAATTACTCCGCCATTGTTTTGTATTGCTGCATAAGGCTTGTTTGTTCCTACGCTTACCGTACTGTCATTAATCACATTAAAAGTAATTGAATCGCGTAACGCTCCTGTATCCTGCAGCGGGCGTCCTGCGCCGCGGTACACAATTGTCGCAGGAGATAACGGCTCAAAACCGTCGCCTCTATGTATCTTGCCGCGGATCATCTCAACAGCCATGCCGCCTATTGTTTCAAGCTTCGCCGGATTTTGAAGAGCCGACGCAAGCGCGTCCAATGCTTCTAACGCCATGTCTCGTTAAAACCTTTTCGTTTAGGCGGTACTGCAACCGATGCAGCAATGCCTTTTTCAGGCGGCGAATCGCTATCGGGGAAATCTCCCCACGCAGCGCGGATAATATCACGCGCTTTTATGCGGTATTCCCGCCCGGCTTCTTCATGTCCTAATGCCATGTGCAGTTCATAGATTGTGTAAACAAGAACCACTTCGCGTATAACTTTGTTGTCTAGGTCGAAAGGCTGCCGAAAGATGCGCATAACAGAGCCGATGTAAATACTTGCTCTGGTTATCGCGTTAATGACTGTTTCATCAGAGCCGTCCGCAAGCTGGGTGTAGAGGTTCTGCCCTAACCTGCGCGATACCTCTTCCGGCGTAACCGGCTCTCCAAACGGAGCAATGATAATATGCGTATCAGGCTTTTCTACAGGAATGTTTTCTATACCCAGCTCTTCCATGATTAACTCAATACCTCCGCGTCCCTGATTGCGTCAACGTTCGGGATCGGCATAGGGCGCGACTGCGCGATAAGCTTGAGGGCTTCCGGGTCTTTTTCTTCTACTGTGTCAATAAAAAACGGCAGCCCGGCATGGCTTGCTGCGAACGAATCAAGAGCACAGTATGCAAGGCTGAAAGAGTCGTCCTTCGCAACTGCCTTGACAGTTTTTGGAGGTATTGCTTTAACGTTTTCCTTGGTTTTGTGATCATAATACATCGCATTGCAGATAATGAATTTCGCGTTACCTATAAGGATGTGATCGGGCATAATTTTGATGATGTCGCTGTTTTTGTTCTGCGCGGCAACGTTGACAAGCGCGGCGTAAACATCGCTTCCTGTAAGGAATACAATGTCGGTTCCGTCTGATGTTAGCTGTAAATCGCTTATAATAGTTCCAATATCAACGACGATATGCCCTGGCGTTATACCGCTGTCGTTCCATTTTTTTGCAAAGTTTACTTTTTTGATGTCGCCGAATTTTACTTCATAGACATCTAAAGTATTATCCGCGCCGCGGATAGCATAGGAAATTTTGCCGCTTAACGACTGCTGCGCCAATGCTTCGGTTGTTTTACGGACAATTTTCCGCAGCTTATCAATCTGCCTGTCGATGAGCTGCCTAACCTGTTCCAGCCCTAGCGAGCGCATTTCGTTAGCTTCATGCGCGCCTATCTTTAATGACGGCGTGATGTTCGCAGGGTCTATCAGTTTAAGCGCCGTCTTGTTCAAGGGTACGGCGTAAGACGACGAGCCTCTTGTAATCAGCGGAATGTTTTTTTCCGGCAGGCCGAGATCCGCATGGGCAAGTTTATCCTTAGGATGGTTAAAACGAACCGATTCAGGATAAATTAAATCCATGATAAATGTTTTCATAGGCGGCAGCCTGTTTAAGGCGTTCACCAGCATGTCAATGACAAAAAATTTTCTTAGAAAATCCCACATATAAACGCGCCTCCTATTACACGTAAATACCGGCGGCCCTTAAAGCCGCGATTTGTCCTGCTGTCGCGTCAACAGGTCCGGTCGATGGAACGTACTTGAGAATTTCCGCAGGCACTGATCCGTGGATCAGTATGTTGCCGGAAGTCTCATTTTCAGCGACACGCCGCTGAAGCACGCCTATGATATTTGATGTCGCGTTAGATGAAAGCGCCGTCGCCTGCCCCGGAATAGGTGTAGTGTCATCCATCGCCTGCACCATGATTGTGCCTTCATCCCACGCCTCATGTACTTCGGGAAAACCGAAGGCTGTGATGAAAGGCGGATGCCTTCCATCCGCCGCGGTGCGCGGATTGATTTCCGCCTGGGTTGTTACGCCCTGCACAATTGAAAATAACATTGCAGCTAAAAAGTTTTTCATAACTGCCGCTCCTTAAATTGCGCCGAAATTAATCTGCTTTGTGTTAGCAGATCCGGCGTCTTCGCCGTCAGAAAGATTCAGTGTCCCTTCTTTCACCGCGGGGGTAAAAGAACTGACAAGCTCGATGAGGCAGTCAACGGCGGAAACTTTACGCTTCCCTTCCGGCGCCTCGCTGTCGGAAAGCTCGATGGTTTTCGCGTTATCCAGCGCGTCACAAAGGCGTAGAGCCTTTTCGCGGATTGGATTCGCAATCTTTTTGCTTTCCATCGCGGTTTTAAGCCGCTCCCTGTCTGATTCTTTCTTCTGCTTTTCAGCATCGGAAAGAGCCAGTTTGTTTTCGTCCTGAAGCTTTTTGTTTTCTGCTTCAAGCTTCTCGTTTTTTTCGCGCAGAACCTGCGCTTCCTGTTCGGTCACATTGACCTCCTCGTTTGGTTTTGGAGAACAGTCTCCACCTCCGCTGCCGGAGGTGGAGGAAAGTTCCATGGCCATTTTATTTTCATGTTTTTGGCTTTCTGGTGGAGTGTCGGAAAGATATAATCTTTTCTCCGATGGTGACGGGAATCGTCTGCTAACGAAATTATCAGAGGCGGCGATTCCGAGGTCTTCTTTTATTTCCTTGACAAGATCTTTAATGGCGGGAGGTTCTTCGCCCAGGTAGGCAAGGTGGTGCAGGTACATTTTGCCGTCGCTGGCTCTCTGCCGCGCTCCGATGGAAACGTCGGGGTAGTATCCCGCTTCTACCGCTTCGGCAAGCGCGTCTTCTTCCTCTATCTCGCCTGTAAGGGTTTGGGCTTTTTCGTCATAAGTAATATTTACAACATTGCCAAGCCGGGGAGATGAGGCGTCGGGCCAATGCCCTGATAAAGATATTGGCGCCTTTTTTACATTCTTAAATGTTTCTGCGATTTCTTTAAGGTCTTTTTCGGTAACTATCTGCGGATTGTCTTTTGATCCGAATATGCCGACCTTCGCGATTTCTCTCTTGCGTATTTTCATGCTTTAATTTTGCATGGTAAACCGCGGGTTTACTCTATGTGTGATAAAAGGGAGAAAATAAATAAAACTAGAGTAAATGACATAATTATATTATAATAATTTGAAACATGAGTGAAATATTAAGATCAACACATGAAGGCGTATTAAAACTTGGCAAAATTAACATTGAGTGCCATGTACTGGAGGACAAATCAAGAATATTCTCGTCGAGAGATTTATTAAAAGCTTTTAATCTACAAACTGAGCAAAAAGACCAACCCCGTATTTTAAGGGGTTTTCTATCAAAAATTAAGCTTATTTCGTTATCTGATAAAGACTTAACCAACCCCCTAATTCTCCCCTCCCAGCCCTCCCAATATCACCCCCATCTGGATAAAATTTATTCTTGTTGCAATTGTGCAAAAATACCCAAAACATAATTTATACCAGATTATTTGATCTAACAGTTTTCTAATGGGTTCTCGTTCGTTTTGAGGGGTTTTTTAGGCATGTCCGGGACGGCATTTTTCAGGCAGTATTGCCTCAAATTCTCCCAGTGTTTCGTATTCGTCAGAATCGCATGTAATCTTCTTTCCGCTCCCGTCCATGTAACGTAATTCCCAGCCCTTGCCTTCAACCTCGCGCAGCCGCTTTAATGTCACTTTATCCTGATAACGCACCACTTGAATCGCTCCGTCCTTCGGCACATCCGTGTGGCGTATCAGCACCATATCCCCGTCAAGGATGCCAGCGCCTGTCATTGAACTACCTTGGATTTTTGCCGCATAGTATTTCTCGCCGCCCCTGAGCAGCCGGGAAGGAACCTTCACTGTTTCGTTGCGATCATCGTTTATTAGTGTCGGCGGCCCTGCGGCTATGTTGTGCACAAAGAAAATATTGTCATACTCCTCTTCTTCGCCGTATGAGTGGGTTGGTTCGGCCGTGTACAAAGGTTCGTCTTTGTCACTTGTTATTACTTGGTATGTTTTTTCCTTTTCAAATCTGGCCTCTATGGCCGTTAGTCGTTCTTCTATTTTATCTAAACCATTTTTCTTGATAGTATTAATTATATGATCATTAAAAGAATCCAAAAATTGTAATTTCTCTTTTACTTCTGGGTCTTTCTGTTGTTGTGCATTATCATCTTCAAAAATATCCAACGATTCATTGTAAAGCCATCTTGGGTTAATATGTAAAATTTTTACCATGGCGGTAATTATTTTTGACGGATTCTTATTTTTCCCTTTTATTAGCTCTCCAATGTACCCGTTAGATAATTCCAGCATTTCCTCAAGCTGTTTATTACTTTTTATTGCTAAGGTGCTTTTTACAACCTCTATTTTTTCTTCCCATGCAAACATAAGATAAACCCTAAATTTCCTTAAAATATTTTAGGATACATCTTGACAAAAATAAGATACATCCGATAATATTAATATCGGGGACTAAACATCCCCGCTTTAGTGTGTATTCGCTAAAGCGGGGAGGTTTATTCCCCACTTGAAAGTATCGCATAAACCCGTCAAAAAGTCGAGTTTGCGGCAGTACAAAAGAAGATCTTTGACATAGGGGAGTCTGGGCAACGGGCAATAGATGAGGCAGAAGCAGCCGTCCCAGACGTTTGACCAGAGCGCGGGAATCGTAAGCCCTGCGCCCAATATTTTTTACGAACCAAAACCCGGAGTAAAACTCCGGTATAGGGGCCGTATAGGCCGGACAGCGGTGTCTACCCTCCCAATCTGCGCCGCTGTTCTGCGGGTTCAACTCCCGCCGGCTCCATCCCTAATAAGGAAAGGAGAAATTATATGACTACAATCAGAACAAAAAACAAGGAATTGATCAAAATAATGCAAGCCATGGAAGCCCTGGGTTATCAGGTCGATTCTATCGAGATGCTTCCAAGTGAAGCATTTTTTACATCAGCACGATATGGGTGCGTTATAAATATTAAGGCTTCGCCTTTAATTGAGATTCCTCTTGAGGATTCTTATTCCAAATAACTTGAATGATTTGATCTAATTTTACGGAAACATTATCAATATTGACTTCCATAATATTAGTTGAGGGATTTGAGAGGATAACCTTAAGTAATTCGTACCTAAGTTCCGGCTGTGATCCTGTAATCATGGCTTCTAGCCTCCTTTACGTGGATATGGGTCTTTAGCAATACCAGTATACAACGTAAAGGGGCTTTTATTAATTACTCATTTAAGGAGGTTTTTATGAACTACACAGAAGAAAAGATG